CGCTCGCCCATCCTCAAGGTCGCCGGCGCTTCGTCGACGGTCGCCGAGGCGCGGCCCGAGGTCGGCCCCGGCTCGACGTTCACGGACACGAGCAGCGACCTCGACATCAGCTTCGTCGAGATCGCGGGCACGTCGTTGGCCGCCGGCGAGGTCGAGATCAAGCGCATCGAGGAACGCTGCATGGCGCTGGGCATGCAGCCCATGATGGCGGTTGGCGGCCCGTCGACGGCCACGGGCGAAGTGCGCGCGGACAGCAACGAGAAGTCCGAGGCGCAGCGGTGGATTGAGGGGCTGGAGTGGGCGATGTACCAGGGCATCGAGCTGGCCGCCGAGGCCGCCGGCGTCGAGCTGCCCGAGGACTTCGACTGGACGCTCTACCGGGACAGCAGCCTGCTGTCGGGCAAGGCGCAGGACGTGCCGGTGATCCAGGGCCTGATGACCGCCGGCCAGATCCCGCTCGCCGTCGGCCTGCGCGAGCTCGCGGTGCGCGGCGTGCTGTCCACGGTCGACGACCCCGAGGCGTTGGCCGCGCAGGTCGAGCTGGGCCGCGAGCGCACCGTCGAGGCGCAGATGCAGGCGATGCTCGCCAGCGTCGAGCGCGACCGGCAGGCGCCAGCCGCCGAGGCGGAGGACGAGGAGGACGAAGCCGAGGAGGCCGAGGACGAAGCCGAGGCCGAGACGTGATCGGCGACGGCAAGCTCAACCAGGCCTGCCGCTGCGGCGGCACGGGGTTCATGTTCAAGTGCTACGACCAGATGCGCGAGGGCGGCCTGATCCACACCGGCTACCTCGCCAAGTGCGAGATCTGCGGCGCGTCCACCGGCGTCATGCGCACGTTCGCCCTGGCCCGGGCGGCGTGGCTGGAGCGCCGCTGTCCCAGCACCCATGACGTGATCGAGCCGTGACCAGCTCCCGCCTGCCGCCTGGGGTCAAGGAACGCCTACGAGCCGCGCTGCGGCAGCATGCGGACACGTGGCTCCAACGGTTCTACCGACACGAGATCCTCGTCGCGCGGGCCGTCCGGGGCATCCAGGACGACGCCGCCAGGGAGTTCCGTCGCACGGTCGTGCGCCCGGTCGTGGAGCGCGTCGCCGCCGGCATGGCGACGTTCGAGCGGCGCGGCCAGGACGTGACGATCGCCACGACGCCCGAGCTGCGCCGGCTGATCGCCGAGGCCGAGGCGCTGGTGCGGCAGGGCATGCGGCGGGTGCAGGACCAGGCGCGCGCCAACCTCGGCCAGCTCGTGCGCCAGGAGGCCGATTGGGTGCAGGAGAGCGCCCGCAAGGTGCTGCGCATCGAGACGGCGCGGCCGGTCAGCCTGCCGCGCATCGAGGCCGCCGTCGAGCAGCGGCCCTACCTCGGCGCGACGACCGAGGAGTGGTTCGGCTCGCTGGTGGGCGGCGACAACGGCGCGGTCGACAACGTGCGCTACGCCGTCCAGACCGGCGTGCAGCGCGGGCTGACCACGGACGAGATCGTGCGCACCCTGCGCGGCACCCGCGCCGGCGACTTCGAGGACGGCCTGCTGAGCGGCTCCAACGTCGACCAGCTCCGGGCCATGGTGCGCACGGCGGCGGCTCACGCCAGCGCCACGACCCGCGCCGAGACGTTCGCCGACCTCGGCGTGGACCAGTACCAGTTCGTGGCCACGCTCGACTCCAAGACCTCCATCATCTGCGCGGCCAACGATGGCAAGGTGTTCGAGATGGGCAAGGGGCCGATGCCTCCCTTGCACCCGAACTGCCGAAGCAGCATCGTCCCTTGGACCGGCCGCGAGGTCGGCAACCGCGCCAGCGTGGACGGGCCGGTGCCTGCCTCGACGACCTTCCCCGAGTGGCTGGAAGGTCAGCCGCGCAGCGTGCAGGACGAGATGCTCGGCCCGACGCGCGCCGCGGCGTGGCGTGCCGGCGACCTGACCTTCGCGCAGATGGTCGGCAAGGACCTGCAGCCGCTGTCGATCGACCGCCTGCGCCAGCTCGACCGCATCCCTGACCCAGAGGACGCATGAAGCCGCATTCCGACCCCGACCTGACCCAGGCGATGATGGCGCGCGCCGGCGACCTGGTCGCGTACATGACCCGCAAGGGGCTGTCCATCGCCGTCGCCGGCGGCACGGCGCCCAACGGCGTCGAGGCGACGGTCATCTACGCCACGGGCTACGCCTCGGACACGGTGCGCGACCTCGGCGCGGCGGTGGCCAAGCGCATCGCGCAGATGGCGGACGAGGCATCCGCGAACTGACGACCCCCTAGCGCGGGTGCGCCTGCCGATATACACCGAAAGGCACTATGCCGTTCCGCATCATCGCCGACAGCCTGACTGACCTGCCCGAGGGTCTCCGCGACGCCGCCAAGCAGAGCGGCGACAAGTTCGTCGTCGAGGCGCTGAAGGAAGGCTGGGGCGTCGAGGACGTGGGCGGGCTGAAGCGGGCGCTGACCGAGGCGCGCAGCGAGCGGGACGCGGCCAAGGCCGCAGTCAAGGCCTACGAAGGCATCGACCCGGCCAAGGCCTCCGAGGCGCGCGAGGCGCTGGAGAAGCTCCAGGCCGGCCAGCTCAAGGGCAGCAAGGAGATCGACGACTTCAAAGCCGCCGTGAACGCGAAGATGGCCGAGGAGCGCGCCAAGCTCGAAGGCAAGCTGACGGCCCGGACGGCCGCGCTGCGCGAGCGCATGGTGGCGGGCGAACTCGCCCCGGTCGTGGCCAAGCTCGGCGGGTCGCAGTCGATGGACGCGATCCTGACGCTGGCCAAGCAGTACATCCGCGTCGACGAGGACGCGGATGGCAACCTCAAGCATTCCATCGTTGACGCGGGCGGGAAGCCTCGCGTCACGAAGAAGTCGGGATCAAGCGACCCGATGGGATTCGACGAGCTGATCACGGAGATGCGGGAAGCACCTTCGACGCGCGGCTTGTTCGTGGCACAAGGCACCGGGGGATCCGGTGGCGGCTCGCAGACTGGCGGTGCCGGTCGCGCAGCAAACCCCGGGCAGCAACTACTGCCCACAAGGGAACTGCTGAACCGTGGAAACTCCACTGCGTAGCGTCCGGGCTAGGCTGTCTGTCGGTGTTCTCGTGTGGGCCAACACACACACGAGAGAACCATGGCAGTCAGTCTGTATCAGTCTGCGCTGATCGCGCAGAACAACGGCGAGTTCAAGAAGGCGGGCATTCTGTCCACGTTTGCGGAGGCTTCGCCTCTGCTCGCGGCAATGCCGATGGTCTCCATCCAGGGCAACAGCTTCGCGTGGACGCGCGAGGCCGGCCTGGGCTCGGTCCAGTTCCGCGCGGTGAACGGCTCCTACACCGAGGGCGCTGGCACCGTCGAGACGCGCAGCGTCCCGCTCAAGATCATCGGCGGCGACCTCGACGTGGACCGCTACCTCGTCCAGACGCACGGCCCGGAGATCCGGTCGGCACATGAGACGATGAAGGCGAAGCTGCTCGCGCAGCGGATCGCCTACGAGATCGTCAAGGGCAGCGTCACCGCTGCGGGCGGCGCGACGGCGGACGTGAACGGCTTCGACGGCCTGCAGGTCCGCTACGGCGGCGGCTTCGGCGCGAACGCGGTCGTGGACGGCGGCGAGAACGCCGACCAGATCATCCAGAACAGCGGCGGCGCGGCGCTGTCGCTCAAGTCGCTGGACGAGGCGATTCAGGCCGTCGACAACCCGACGCACCTGCTGATGGCGAAGAAGACGAAGGTCAACATGACGGCCTTCCTGCGCAGCAGCGCGTCGATCTCGACCAGCCGCGACGAGTTCGGCCGCATCGTCACCAGCTACGCCGGCCTGCCGATCCTGGAAGCCGACATCCTCGGCACCAGCACCGGCCTTCAGGGCCTCGGCTTCAACGAGAACAACGACAGCTCGACCTCGATCTACGTCCTGTCGGCGTCGGACATGGGCCTCCAGATGGTCCAGAACGGCGGCATCGAGGTCCGCGACCTGGGCGAGCAGGACAGCAAGCCCGTCTTCCGCACCCGCGTCGAGTGGTACTGCAACGTGGTGGACATCCACCCGCGCTGCGTCGCTCGTCTGTACGACATCAGCGACGCCACGGCGATCGCCTGAACCCAGGAGCACAAACATGGCACACCAGAACTTCAACCATCTGCTGGACGACTCGCTCCAGCTCAAGGCGGCTGCCCTCGTCGGCTCGACCGCCAACGGCTCGCTGGTCGTCGATCTCGGCCCCGGCTTCCACGCCTTCGACGTGGTCGTCGATTGGACGGCCTGCGAAGTCGCAGACGGCAACGAGGTCTACACCGTCGTCATCCAGGGCGCGACGGACTCGGCGATGACCACGCCCTACGAGCTGGTCAAGCAGAGCTTCGGTGACTCCAGCGTGAGCGGCGACGGCGTCGACACGCCTCCGGCCGGTCGCCTGGTCATCACCGGCAGCAACGTCCAGATCACCAGCGCCAGCGACGGCAACACCGTCGTCCCGCTGCGGTACATCCGCATCCGCACGATCGTCGCTGGCACGGTCGCCACGGGCTTCAACTACGCGGCGTGGCTGACGCTGCGGCAGAAGTGAACTCATGGCTTTCCTGGCCTACAACTTCCCGCTGGACCAGGCCGACAAGCTGACCGACACGATCACGCGCACCACCGCAGGCTCCACCGACGGAACCGTCGATGCCGCGGCGCGCGTGATCGACCTCGGTCTGCTGCCGCCGGCCTTCAACGTCAACACGACCAGCGTCTCGCCGTTCGCCAAGATGGCCGTCCTAGTCGATTGGACGACCTGCGATATCGCCGACGGCGACGAGGTCTACACGTGTGAGCTGCAGGGCTCAAACTCGACGGCCTTCACCAACGCCTACCGCCTCGGCGTGATGCAGCTCGGCAACGGCAACCTGATCGGCTACCCGGGCGCGTCGTTCGACACGATGCCCAACGGCCGTAGGGTCTTCTACTGCGACAACTGGATCCAGGCGACCGAGGGCGGCGCGACGGCTGCGGCCAACGCCTTCCACTACTGCACGGCGCGTTACGTGCGGTTCCGCCTGACGGCGGCTGGCACAACGCCAAGCGTCACGATCCAGGGCGCGTGGCTGATCAAGCGGTGACCAACCACCGGCGCAAGCCGGTCTTGCCCTGCCTGCCGTGGTAGCCACGGCGGCGGGGCCAACTCTTTCAGCATCCTATGGCAGTCACCGTCTACCCCCAGCCCGTTCCTGCTGCCGGCTTCGCGCCATCGTTCCTGTTGGCGAGCAGCAAGTACATCGTGACGGCTGGGGCCGTCGGCGGTGCGCAGAGCGCCGCATTCACAATGCAGTGGGATGCAGTAGCTGAGACGGAGTGCGAATACTGGGACAGCGGCGGGAACGTCAGTTGCCATTGGACGACGATCGGCGCTGACGAGCCGGTCGACGTGCGGGTGCGCCTCGTCGCTGGGCCGATCTTTGAGGCAAAGGTGTACCCGGGAGGCGTCGCTACGCAGTCGATCGTCGACGGCGAGCTGCGGCTCGTCGTGCCAGCGAATAACCGCCTGCGCGTCGAGGTCAACGGAGACCGCCGCACGCCCGTGCATCTGTTCGTCAGCCGGCCCGAGATCGAGGAACCCATCGGCGCGGCGCAGTTCAACCCGGCCACACCTGTCACGTCGGTCGCCGCCAACCAGGCGCTGACCTTCCCGTCTGGGTTCATCTACCTCATTGCGCCAGGTTTCGCGCTGAACGACGGCTGCACGCTCACGATCGAGGGCGGCGCGGTCGTCGTGTTTGACACGCCAGACGTGACAGGCGTTGCCACGGCAGGCGCGGCCACGACCATCACGGACAGCACCAAGTCCTGGACCACCAACCAGTTCAGCGTCGCCGGCGCATGGGTGCGCATCACGGCAGGCACTGGCGCCGGTCAGATTCGGCAGATCGTCAGCAACACCTCCACGCAGATCACGGTGACGCCGGCCTGGACGACCAACCCCACTGCGGGTAGTGCGTTCTCGGTCATTGGCTACCGCCGCGCAGGCTTCGACATCACGAACCTGACGGCGGCCAACACTGGCGTGCGCATCCAGGGCCACGGCGTGCTGACCAGCCTGGCAGACTCCTCGAACGCGCAGCAGGACATCGGGTTTGAGACGCAGGTCAAGTACTGCGCCATCGCCACGGACTCGGCCCTGACGCCGCGCAACCTGCGTATCGAGGGGCCGACGTTTGTGCGCTGGCCCTTCTACTTGCAGCGCGCCGGTGCGCACTACCTGCGCAACGTCCAGTACCTGAACCCGTGGACGTTCAACAGCAACGCATTCAACCCTGGCAAGCAGTCGTTTGGAGATCCGCGTGGGACCGTAGTGGAGTGCTTCGGCTACACCGGCGACGACACATGCATTGTCGTCCAGAGCGGGCAGGTGAACGAGTACTACGGGACGTTCGCGGTAGCGGCGCGGGCCAACGCCTTCATCATCGACTATTTCGGCTTTCCTGTGAACGACTCGACGCAGGGCCGCATCGTCGACTGCCATGCGATGCAGCTCGGCGACGCCGATAGCGGGCAAGAGGGTGTTTACCCTCTCATGGGTGCGCAGTGCATCCTTGCGTGCTGGGTGGACCAGACCAACGCCAACGCAGCGAACGGCGTCTTCAACGTGCAAGTCAGCAACTTGAAGGTGTGGGGTCCGCTGTATTCCCGCCTGTGGTCTCTGGAAAATCGCACGTACCCCTTCGGTGGCGTGACGGCGAACAACGCTGCAGGCCAGATCTTCGACATGCAGTTCGACGGCATCACGTGCGAGTACGTGCCGGGGCAGGTGTCGCGCATCATCGGGCGCGACGCCGTCAGCACGCCGCACGACCTGACGTTCGCGAACATCACGCTCGGCGGAACGAAGCTTGACGCCGGCAACTACCAGCAGTTCGTCGAGGTCAACGCCTTCCCGTACGACCTGACCTGGGACGCTCCTGGCCTGGTCGTCGAGACGGGCACCGCGAGCGCGACGGCGACGGCGTACTGCTCGCTGGCGTTCGCCAACGCCTACCACGCCAGCTACGGCAACCCGTCGGCCTGGTCGTCGGCGACGGTGGCGACGCGCGAGGCCGCGATCCGCGAGGCCACGATGGCGCTCGACCTGCGCTACGGAGGTCGCTGGGTGGGCTACCGCTACTCGACGACGCAGGCCCTGGACTGGCCACGCGACTACGCCTACGACGCCGCCGGCGAGCTGATCGCCAGCGACGTGGTGCCGCTGCGGGTGCAGCAGGCGACGGCGGCGATGGCGCTGATGCACATCCAGGGCGTCACGATCAACCCGACCACGCGCACGACGGGCGACATCAAGTCCGAGTCGCTGTCCTCGGCGTCCGGCTCGTCCAAGTCCGTGACCTACGCCGGCACGAAGCCCGCCGAGACGCAGCTCGTCGAAGCGGATCGCATGCTGGCCACGTCCGGCCTGATCAGCGGGTCGTCGAGCTGGGGATGGATGGACCTGTGACGCTCGCCGACGAGTTCCTCGCGCTGGAGACGGAGCTGGCGGCGACGTTCGGCCAGGCCATCACCTTGGAGACGCGAACGGCGACGGGCTACGCGGCCAACGGCACAGTCACGCAGACGGTCACGTCCACGGCGTGGACTGCCGAGGGGCCGGTGCGCGACATCAACCGCTACGCCGCGCAGGGCATCGACCAGAGCATCACGGGCACGTTCTACGTTCCGGCGCAGGGCCTCGCCGTCGTGCCGGACAAGGGCGACCGCATCGTTGTTGGCCTCGACACCTCGAACCCGTACCAGATCATCGAGGTCGAGGAGTACCAGGTGCAGGGCGTCACGACCGCCTACCGCTGCGACTGCGGCAAGGTGATCGCGTGAGCAACCCGCAGCAGTTCGTGGCCAAGCTGAACGATTGGGCCGACGAGAACCTGCGCCGCAAGCCGGTCGAGTTCCAGAAGCGCGTCTGCGCGGAGGCCATCCGGCAGCTCGTGCTCAACACGCCGGTCGGCAATGAAGAAGGCTGGGCGATGAACGCAGGGCGGCGCGCTCGCGGCCTGCCGATCCTGCGCCGGCGCGGTTACCTCGGCGGCCACATGCGGCGCAACTGGCAGGCGTCCTTCAACGTGCCGGCGCGCGGCGAACTGCCAGGCGTCGACCCGAACGGGACCAAGGTCGTGCAGGAGCTGATGGCCACCGTTGGCCAGCTCATGCAGCCGTCGCTGGTGTGGTTCTCGTGCCCTGTGCCGTACGGCCAGGTCATCGAGTTCGGCGGCCCTGGCAAGAAGCCGTGGAGCCGTCAGGCACCCAACGGCGTCGTCGGCCCGACGCTGGCCGCCCTGCGCCAGATCTTCGGGGGCCTGCGATGAGCCAGGCCCAGACGATCGAGGCCGTGCGCGGCCGCTACATGGCCCAGGTGGCCACGCCGGGCGGCATCGACACCGTCTACGACAACGGCCCGGCCCTCGCCGGCGACCAGCCTGTGGCGCGCGTGACGGTCACGGTGCGCGAGGAGCGGCAGCTCACGCTCGGGCGCCCGCGCCGCTGGCGCACGGTCGGCGAGATGGAGGTTCGGCTCCAGCAGCCGCGCGAGCGTGGCGACGCCGCCGTGCTGACGCTGGCCGAGACGGTGGTCGGTGCCTTTCGAGGCGTCGAGCTGTCGTTGCCGTTCCCGATCCGCTTCTTCCCACCGCCTACGGTGTCCGGTGCGCTGGACATTGAGGCGGCCACTGTGACGCGCGTGGTGCGCGTTCCTTTCCAGGCTGACTACACGATCTGACCATGGCCGACGGCTTCCGTACTCGCGTCTCCATCGTTGCCGAAGGCACCTTCGGCACGACTCCCGCCACTCCTGCGATGCTTCGGCTGCCGGTGACGGCTCACGCCATGGCCGACCGCGTGCCGCAGTCGCCGTCCAACGTCATCAACCAGACCCGCAACATCGAGGACATGGTCCGTGTCGGCCGCGGTGCGACGGGGTCGCTGACGTGCGAGCTGCGGCACTCGCCCAGCGGCGAGGGCCTGACCGCGGCCATGTTCGCGCTGATGAGCAACTCGCTCGTGACGGCGGCGGTGTCGGTTGCGAGCTGCACGACGACCACGGGTGCAAAGACCGTAACCCGTGGCTCGGGCAGCTTCTCCGGCGACGGCATCGCCGTCGGCGACATCATCCGGCTGTCAGGC